ATGCCCTGAAGCTACTGGAAAATATAAAGGCATGGGACATACAACAAGCTGCTGAAAAAGGCACTTACAAACTGGTTTTGCCAACAAGATTAAGAAAAAGAACACAGAAGTTGCTTAGTTTCTAACGAGTAACGAGTTAACTGGCTTGCGTAATTTGAAAATACACAAAGAAAGAAGGTGCTTATATGGGAGAAGCTACTGATGCAACCACGGGCAGCAAGTCCAAGTTGAATGAGCTGTTATGCCCCACTGCTGCCCAGATTAAAGACATGCAGCACATGCTGGGTATGACTGGCAGCGCACCAAAGGGACAATGGGGATACCGAAACCACTATGCTGCTTCACACGGCAACACAAAGGTACTGGAAAGCATGGCGCAACTGGTAGCGATGGGCTTGGTGTCTGAAGGTTCTACCACTATTACCTTGCAATATTTTCATTGCACCCGTGAAGGCTGCAGGGCCGCTGGGTTAAGTAAAGCCGGTATCAAGCGAGTGTTTGGGGCATAACTTACCGTGATAACCGGATTACGACACGAAGAGTGCATACAGAAAGAAGATACTGATATGGAAACTGGTAAAATTACGCCCAAAGCAAGTAATTCCGAGTTGATTAAGGCGTTAGGGGCGGGTATGGACTACGAAAAACAACAGGACACACTCTCTGCGCTGCAAGAAGCACGCAAATGGGTGCAAGAAGCACATGACGAGGCAGAGGGAAGACACGATACTTATGGCTTATATTACATGGATGCGTCGCAGTATGAAATAATGCAGGAAACGGAGAGGCTGCTCACACGCATAGATATGCTGTTACAACATTTAAGCCCCTAACGACCCGTGATAACCGGGTTGCGACCAAAGGAGAAAGAAATGGCCCTGAATGGATATGGCAGTGTAGTAGACGATAGTCCCAAAGCTGACACAGTAAGCAACTCCGAGTTGATTAAGGCGTTAAGCCCCGAGGACGAGCAAACAAAAGAATGGTTGGCAGAATCAGCAAGGCGCATGGCTGGTGCGGCAAAAACTTATTTGGAGCTGGAAAAGTACGATTCTGCCGCAATGTGTGCGATGCGCGCCGATGCCCTGCAATGGGCAAGCCAGTACTTGAAGCGTGGGGCATAACGTAACAAAGATAACCGGCTTGGGGAATATTACCCAACCAGAAACGGAGATAGAAAGTGACGGACAAGAATACAGCAAATTCAGAGGAGCATCCCCAAGTCCGAGTTGATTGCGGCGTTAGGTACATGCCAATGAGCCAAGAAAATATACTAAATATAGCCAGAAAAACACTGGATACAGGGCTTGATTTTGGCCGGACAACTAGAATTACGCGTGCAACAGACAAAGAACTGATTGATTTTGCCAATGCAATAACAGGTACATGGATGCCAATTGATACGGCACCTAGAGACGAACGTGTTTTACTCTGGAACGGTACTGGGACGTATTGTGGCCACTGGGCAAAGAGTATTGAAACAGATGATGAAGCCTGGATCATAGCTGAGTTTGGAAACGAGGGGGATCAGCTACTGATAAAGGCTACTCACTGGATGCCACTGCCTGCGCCGCCCGTTTAGTACCTAACGATAGAATTAACTGGCTTGCGGAGCCGAAGCGAAAGGATAAGACCAATGAGCGACAAAAAAAATGCTGGAAATGCGCCCGAAAATAGCAAGTCCAAGTTGAATGATGCGTTAGGGGCGCAGGAGGTTTGGGGATATGGTGAAGACAACGATGGGTGGTACGTGAGCTGTAATGATGAACAGATAGCATGGGCGGCATCAGAAATTAATGCCAAACGCATTGCCGAGCGAATGAATGCCTGAATTACGGTAAGCCTCTAACGTAACTAAGATAACCGGCTGGCGATGCCGGAGAGGAGAAGCCAAATGAGCCTACAAACTAACGACAGAGAAGCCGCTGAAATTGCTGACACGGTAAGACAGTCCGAGTTGATTGAGGCGTTAGGTACGGAGGGGACTGACCATGAATGACTTTGTAGCCAGATGCCGAGAATGGCAGGCAAAAAATACTGATTACACTCTGATGTGCGACACCAACGGCACTGACATATTTTATGTGCAGTGGAATGAACTGTCAAAATCACACAGAATGGCATGGATTGGTAAATACGGGCGTGCGGCAAAGGATGCATTTGAAGAGTTTGCAATTAAAAAATGCAAAGTGCCGCAATTTGTATTGACTGCTGACATGCGCTTGCTTCCTGACCCGCTGTACAACTGGCCACACGGTGATGCAATGCTGGTTTTCCAGACCAAGCAAGATGGTGTTCCATTGGTCTAACGACCCGTGATAACCGGGTTGCGACCAAAGGAGAAAGAAATGGCCCTGAATGGATATGGCAGTGTAGTAGACGATAGTCCCAAAGCTGACACAGTAAGCAACTCCGAGTTGATTAAGGCGTTAAGCCCCGAGGACGAGCAAACAAAAGAATGGTTGGCAGAATCAGCAAGGCGCATGGCTGGTGCGGCAAAAACTTATTTGGAGCTGGAAAAGTACGATTCTGCCGCAATGTGTGCGATGCGCGCCGATGCCCTGCAATGGGCAAGCCAGTACTTGAAGCGTGGGGCATAACGTAACTAAGATAACCGGCTTGGGGAATATTACCCAACCAGAAACGGAGATACCAAGTGACCGACGAGAATACAGAAATTCAGAGCAGCATCCCCAAGTCCGAGTTGATTGCGGCGTTAGGGGTGAAGCCGAGGAGATGTTGCCATGAATAAACCCTATTTTGTAATACTTAATTGCAGTAATGGCGGTATTACTCCGCTGGTTACTGGTGATTTACACGAGGAATTGGCTACGTTTGACTCAGAAGACGAGGCCGCAGAAGCCGCACGAAACAACACGCTTGGTAATTTCTTCGGCTTCGAGGTTTTTTGTGCTGGCTGCGGCGAACTTAACGGTTGAACCCCTAACGACCAGAGTTAACCGGCGGGCGTTTAGCCCGTCCGAGTTGAACGAGCGTTAGAGGCTGAAAGGACAAAACATGCAAAACGTTGAATACCAACCATATATGCCGAGTTGCGGAACTGAGATGATGCAATTTTACGCCAATTTCTGCGACCAATGCGCTGACCCTGACGAGGTTTTGTGGAGCGAAAAACAGGAAGGCTCTGGATGCAAGTTTATCATTGAGGCCACTGCGGAAAGCAAACAGCCTGAACCGTGGGTGATAAAAGACGGCTGCGCTTGCTGCCTAAATTTCAGAAGACTCTAACGAAAACGAGATAACTGGCTTGCGACAAGAAGCAACCGGACAGGAAAGAGGAACTGATATGGAAAACGTAACAAACAAGGATGAGGTAAGCAAGTCCGAGTTGATTGAGCCGTTAGAGGCCCGAAATGCAATACAGCCTCTTTACACCGACGAACACGGCACACTGAGGTTTAAGGGCAATGCCATTGTGAAATACCTGCTGGATAATGGAGGCATAAACCTTAACGACCTTGCCCGTATTGAGTTTAGCCAAGATGACCAGCAACACTTTGCCCAACTGATAGGCTACAGCCTGAGTGGATATGGCGACCTAAGCTACGTTGATGATGCCAGCTACGAGGCCGCTGCAACTATGGCTGAGGATGGTCTGGACGAGAAAGACGCGCGGATTGCCACGCTGACACAGAAGCTGAATGCTCTTAAAGCAGCATTGCAGTTGCCGCTGGCAGAGTTGTTTGGTGTGCATCCCGACGACCTTAGCCTCTAACGAGTATTAGACCCCCTAATTTTTACCAAATACGACACATTGACCACATAACCGATAATACAGTATAAAAAACGACAAAAAGGCCGTCACATGATCCACATCACCACCCTCATAACCCTGCAGTCTAAACACGACAGGGCCTGTTCAAAACACGACTGGACCGGATACACCCTGGCAGACATGAACGCTGCAGCAGCCGGTGAGCAATTAGAGATCACCCAGGCCGAGGGACGCGGACAGATCCACGGCCCCCATGGCGTCATTGATGAAACCTATGACCTGATCGCCGTACTACTGCGCAAGGTAGAAGCGCTGGAAGGGACGCCCCATGCAAGCAATCAGAACCCTACTGCTTGACCCCCGCGTCTTCAGCTACCTAATTATGGGGCTCTACCTGCTCAACGCCCTGCGCTGGGCCTATGAACGTAAACCGGCTAATGTCTGCTACTGGCTCTCAGCCCTGGCAATCACCGCAACCGTAACCTTTGGGTATAAACACTAATGTCAGCCAACCACGCCACAGACCTGCAGGCCATCCTTGACGCTGCCATTGCCACCGCCAAGGCCAACCCCACCGCTGCCAACATCAGCACCGTGGAAAAGGCCCGCAAAGCCGTGGATGACTACAACTCTGCCCAGGCTGGTGACCCTGCTGGTGAAAAGTTCAAAACACAGGCCGCTGCCCTGCAATACCTGCAGCGCACCTGGAAGATCGAAAAAAGCAAACTCTCTGCCGATGTCCAGTCTGGCAAAGTACCCCGCAAGGATGGCTTGTTCTCTGCCAAAGATCTGGACTACTACGCCAACGCCGTCCGGCTGGATCTTAAAACCAGCGAACCACAACAAAGCAGTGATGGCCTGTCAGATGATATCAAGCGCGAAACAGCGCGCAGACTGAGAATCCATAACGAAGAACGCGAAGGCCTACTGATCAACAGGCTGGAAGAAGAGGCCAGGGATGCCAAGCTCTGGTCAGCAGTAAAATCAGATATTGAAAACCACGCCCCTGTCATTGTGCATGAACTAATCAACCGGCTGCTGCCGATTATTGAAGACGATGAACTTCGCGCCAGGGTGTTGTCACTAACTCATGAACTGAGGCTGGTATATGAGGATGCTATTGCAGATATCTTTGACCGTTACGCAAAGATAGAGGGCGAAGAGTGAGCATTGCAACCCTGCCCATACCTGCGGCGCCGCGCCCCAGGGCAGCAGAACGCAAGGTCTTTGCCAAGCGCAAGCGCTTGCATGGGCCGCAGTGGTTTGAACGTAACATCAACGTTCCGGTCGGCAGCCGTCAGGGCCTCTATCGCAACCAGAACAACCCTGCCATGTGGGGCGTGCTTGATTGGTCTACCAGATCCCATGTCAGGGTTACGGTGTTGGCCAAGGGTATCCAGATCGGCGGCACCCTGGCTTTTTACGGCCTGCTGCTGCGCGAAGGGGAATACACCAGCGATAACGCCCTGATTGTTGTTGCCGATGAACGCACCCTGAAAAAGCTGATCAAAAAACGGCTGCAGAAAATGATCGACAGCAGCCCTAACCTGGCCGCCATTAAATCAGCAAACCCCGATGACACCACCATGTACAGCGTTACCTTGGGTAACGGATTCACCATCGAGGGCGGCTGGGCATCATCAGAAGTTTCGGTATCGTCTGAATCCTACCGGGTAGTCATCCTGGACGAAATCAGCAAATACAAATCACGGGGCAACATTGAAGATGCAAAAAGCCGTGCCACCGTATTCCCTGACACACACAAGATCTGGATCCTCTCCAGCCCCGGCATAGACACCGATGACCCGGAAAACCGTGATCCCCTCATGGTAGAGGCTGAAGCATGTGACGTGATGCTTGAATTTCACGCCAAATGCCCTGATTGCGGAAAAGAACAGGTAATGACCTTTGACCGGTTCGGCTGGCCCGGACAAGTCAATCTTGAAGGCAAAACAGAGGCAGACCACAAGGCAATCCGCCGCAACCGCTCTGCCTGGTACCAGTGTGAACACTGTAATAGCCGCTGGAATGACTACAAGCGCGACAAAGCCGTGCTGGCCAGCATGAAAACCGGCTGGAAACCAACCGACGGCTGCGACATCGAGCAACCCCAGTCGGTATATTTCCACTTTCCGGCCTGGCTCTCTCCCTATGTCAGCCTATCTGAAGTGGCGGCAAGCTGGCTTGAGGCCCAGGGGGATGAAGAGAAACTACGCAAGTGGTACAACCGCTTTGCCGGGGTAAGCCACCGCGTCAACAGCACCCATGCACCAGAGCTGGACGCCCTTGCCGATCGTGCCGAAGTCTACCCGGCAGAAGTGCCGATGAACGCCGGTATTCTTACCGCCGGGGTAGACGTACAGATCAACCGGATAGAGATTGAAGTTGTGGCCTGGGGTGTAGGTAATGAATCGTGGGGCATAGAAAACAACGTCTTTTACGGTGACCCACGGCTGCCCGATGTCTGGGGTCAGCTCGACACCTACCTGATGAAGCGCTGGAAGCATGAAAGCGGGGTAGAAGTCGGCCTTTCACGTACCTTTGTAGACTCTGGCTACTGTACCAGCCACGTCTACAAATTCACCTCACCACGCAAGCCCCGCAACATCTACGCCGTTAAGGGGGCATCATCGGCAGAGGCTGCAGAGATCCTGGGGCCAACCAAACAGAGAATAGGATTAATCAAGGCAGAGGCCTTCATATTGGGCGGAAATAAATTAAAAAGCACCATGTTTGGCTACTTTGATATTACCCAGCCCGGCCCTGGCTACTGTCACCTACCTGACACCTACGACAAGACCTGGTACGAACAAATGCAGGCAGAACACCAGGTAGCCCAGAAGACAAGCGGTAAGCTGGTACAGGTCTGGCAAAAGAAAAAGGCCAACCTTGCCAACGAAGCCATAGACAAGCGCCAATATGCCCTGGCCGCGCTCATGTCTCTGAGGGTGGATATCAGGGCGCAAGTGGCAGCATTAAAATCTGCAGCAGCAAACCTTAACAAACCACAACAGCAAGCGGCATCAGGCCCAACAGGCGGATTTGTTCGCGGATGGAGACGATAACATGGCATCACCATATCTTACAATCGGACAGGTAGCGCAAAAGCTGGGGGTCAGCACCCGTACCGTCCGCAACTGGTGGCTGTCAGGTAAAACCTCTTTGCAGGTCTGGTGCCCTGGCCACCTGCTGGGTAAAACAGGCATCAAGTTTACACGGAAAAGTGTGGAAGTTTTCATACAACAAGGCAACGTGAAGCCCGAAGAATACACGAAATAGCTCACTGTACATGCAGTGAAAAAGTCGAAAAAGTCGAAAAAGTCGAAAAAGTCGAAAAGGCCTACATGCTTTTCGGCTTTTTTTATTGCACGCTCTAACCACCATGAGCGTAACCATACCAACAACCGAACCGCAGCAACTTCAGGCCGGTGATTCCATCAAATGGAAGATCAGCCTGGCTGATTATCCGGCCTCTGCTGGCTGGTATCTTAAGTACCGGCTGCTGGCATCAAGCGGCAAGATTGATATCAGATCTAACGCTGATGGTGATGACCACCTGGTTGCAATCACTGCTGCTGCCTCTGCAGCCTGGTCCGCCGGTACCTACACCATGCAGCGCATGGTTACCAACGACACAGACCGCTACACCCTTGACACCCGTACCATCCAAATCCTGCCTGATCTGTCAGCAGCAACCGACGCAACCGATACCCGCACACAGGCACGCCGGGCACTGGATGCTATTAACGCCGTACTTGAGGGTCGTGCCTCCCGCTCTGATGCAGAGTATGAAGTTACCACCGCTGGATCTACCCGCAAACTTAAGTCCTTAACTACAGAGCAACTGCTTCCCCTGCTGCAGCATTACACTCTGGCTGTCTGGCGTGAACAGAACCCCGGCAAGCTCTGCCCGCAACTACGCCTTAATGTGAGGTGTACCAATGGGTAAGCTCAGTCGCATGGTCAACCGTGCCCTATCTGCCGTGGGCCTGCGCCGTGTGCGCAACTCCGGTATTGTCCCTGGCACAGAATCCTATCAGATCCTGAAAGAGTGGATTGAAAGCCCGTTAAAGGGTGCCGGTTCGCTTGATTGGGATCTGCGCAACAAGATCAGATCTACCCGTACCACCTCCCGCAAGCTGGCCCTTAATAACCCGCTGGTACGTCAATATTTGCAGCTGCTTGAGCAAAACGTCATCGGCCCGCGCGGTATGCGCCTGCAGTGTCAGGTGCGTGATGCTGACGGAAAACTGAATAAATCCATCAACAACGCCATTGAAGCCGCATTTGCTGATTTCTGGCGTTACCCCTGGGTAGATGGCCGCCTGTCCGGTGTACAGGGCGAGCAGCTGCTTATCCGCACCATGGCTGTTGATGGTGAGGCCTTTGTCCGTCGCGTGCTGGGTAGCCGCTTCAAGTACGGCATGGCCCTGCAAATGATTGATGCAGACCTGGTTGATCATCACCTTAACCGTCCCCGTGGTGCCAACGGAGAAAATGAAATTAGGCTGGGTATTGAAGTTGATGAATGGGGTGCGGATGTTGCCATCTACGTGCTGGAATCTGGCCAGCAGGATATTAACGGCGGACGTTCACAGCGCAAGCACAACCGTATACCGGCATCTGAAATCATCCACCTTTACGATCCAGAGCGGATCAATCAGAGCCGGGGCATTACCTGGCTGAACTCGGTTGCTTTGTCGCTCAACATTCTGGACGGCTATGTAGAAGCTTCTTTGGTTACTGCCCGTACCGCTGCCTGCTCCATGCCTATGTTCAGGCACACCAACACAGAGGCATACAGCACCGATTCAAGCGGCAACCCTGTAGCACAAAACTTTAGCATCGAACTAAACCCAGGCGGTGGTCTTACTCTTCCGCCCGGACTCGAAATGCAGGAATTCGACCCCAGCAAGCCAACTATCGGCTTTGGGGAATTCACCAAAGAGAACAAGCGCTGGGTTTCATCCGGCATGCAGGTTTCTTACAACGCCCTGGCTAATGACCTTGAAGGGGTCAACTACTCCAGTATGCGTTCAGGGCTGCTGATAGAGCGTGATTCATGGCAGTGCCTGCAACAGATGTGGGTAGATCGTTTCAGACACCCGGTGCATGCCTGGTTTGTGCCTGCTGCAATTCTCTCAGGTAACCTTCGGTTGCCCACCCGTGATGCCTCCCTGTATCTGGCTGCCCGCTTTATACCTCGTGGCTGGAAGTGGGTTGATCCGCTCAAAGATGTTACCGCCGCTGTATTGGCCATTAAAGAGGGGCTTGGTTCCCGCACCGGATTCCTGGGCGAACAGGGCGAAGATTTTGAAGCCATTGTTGAGCAGCTGGCGGATGAAGCCAACATTACCAGTGATGCCGGTATCACCCTGGGAGAAGATCAACAACAGAACCAGCAGCAGAATAGTGATAAGCGCCTGATGGCCGCCCTACGTCTGCTGCTTGCAGAAGAAAAGGAGGCATAACCCATGCCTGAAAAGAAATTCTACTCAATCAAAGCCATGGCAGAAACCAACACGGCTGAGATCTTTATCTATGAGCAGATTGGTGAAGATTGGTGGACCGGTGAAGGAATTGCCGCGAAAAACTTCTGCAAAGAAGTGGCTGCCCTCAAGGTTAACCAGATCGATCTGCACATTAATAGCCCTGGTGGTTCGGTGTTTGATGGTCAGGCCATCTACAACGCACTCAAGCGCCACCCTGCCAGCGTCACCACCTACGTTGACGGTATTGCCGCTTCAATCGCCTCAGTTATTGCCCTGGCTGGTGACACTGTCGTTATGGCCCCCAATGCCCTCTATATGATTCATAACCCTTGGGGCCTGGCACAAGGCAGCGCCGATGAAATGCGCAAGTATGCAGACCTGCTGGACAAGGTGCGTGACACCATCGTTTCTGTCTACCGCGAAAAGTGCGGCCTGTCTGATGAAGAGATCATTGCTGCCATGGATGCAGAAACCTGGATGAGTGCAGAAGAAGCCCAGGCGTTTGGATTTGTAGATCAGATTGGCGACGAACTGAAGCTGGCTGCCATGGCACTGAAAGGCGCTTCTGAGTTTGACTTCAAGGCCCTGGGCTTCAAAAAAGCCCCGGCCATTTCCGCAAGCATTACCTCTGCTCCGGCAGAGACACCACAAACGGCCCCACAGGCCGAAATAAAGGAGGCTCCAATGCCTAACGTAGCTGTTGGAACCCCGGCTGCCGGGGAACGTAACCATCAGAGCGAAGCTGCAGAAATTGCAGCAATGTGCGCACAGAACCACTGTGCAGACCGTGCATCAGGATTTATTAAAGCCGGTCTCACCCCTGATCAGGTCGGGCGCCAGATTCTTGATCTACACGCATCCGGCGCACTAGCCACCCCTGCTGCAGAAGCCCCGGCACTGGTAGACATGGGTAAAGATGCTAAGCTGTACAGCTACCAGAAAGCTGTACTGGCTGCTATTGAAATGCGCGAAGGCCGCAACGCATCCGGGTTTGAGTATGAAATCCACCAAGAGATCGCCAAGCGTCTGCCCCAAAACTACCAGGCCAAAGGTGGCATTTTTATGCCTATGCGGGTGCAGAACACCGTGCTTACCACCGGAGGTACCAACACCGGTGCTGAAACCGTATTTACTGAGTACGGTGAATTCATCGACCTGCTGCGCAACATCTCTGTTGTTGCCCGCATGGGTGCCCGTACTCTAACTGATCTGCGCGGCCCGATCACCTTCCCGAAACAGACCGGCGCAAGCACCGCATACTGGGTAGGTGAAAACCCAGGCGCCGGTGTAACTCAGAGCAACCCCACCTTTGGCACCATGACTATGAGCCCCAAAACCATGCAGGCAACCGGTGCAGTATCCCGCCAGCTGCTGGTACAGTCTACGCCTGATGTTGAAGGTCTGGTACGTGAAGATCTGGCAGCAGTCCACGCCCTTGGCTGGGATCTGGCCGCCCTGCACGGAACCGGAGCAGCAAACGACCCAACCGGCGTATATGTAGCTGCTGGTGTCAATGCTGTTGCTATGGGTGGTGTGCCAACCTTCGGCAAGCTGGTAGACATGGAGACCGAAATCAACAAAGACAATGCCCTGATCAACAATATGGGCTTTGTAACCACCTCTGGTATGGCCGGAAAGATGCGCCAGACCCTTGAAAGCGCCACCGCTGGTGCCCGCTGGATCTGGGACGGCAACGCCATGGAAGGCATCATGGCTGGCTACCGTGCGGTATCCAGTAACCAGGTTAAAGCAAATCTTGGCACAGGTACAGATGAACACGGCATTGTCCTGGGCAACTGGGCTGACATGCTGATCGGTATGTGGGCAGGCCTGGAGCTGATTGTTGATCCGTACACCCTGGCTGACCAGGGGCTGGTCAAAGTCACCTCGTTCCAGATGTGTGACGTAGGCCTGCGCCGAGCAGAATCTTTCTGCAAGGCCACTGGAGCCAAGCTAGCCTAATCAAACCTGAAACGGGCGGCCTGTAATGAGGCCGCCCTGTAATGAGGACATACCTATGAAAAAATATAAAGTATTACGCGGCTTTTGCCTTGGTGCCGGGAAAGATGTTCATCCTGGCGAAGAAATTGAGCTGACGCCTGAACGGGCAGAACTTTTTATCCGTCAAGGCCGTATCAAGCTGGTCACAGACCCGATTGACATGAACAAGGCCGCCCTGCTGGCCAGTATCGCCATTGCCGAGTCGGTTGAAGTGCTTAACGAGCTGGTAGGCGCTGAAGAGACAGACACTGAAATTGTTGAAGCCTATGAAGCCCGTGCTGCAGAGCTTGAAGGGTGAGTATTCCAGGCTCTGAAATAGCCAGCATATCGCTGGCTGACTTCGGCGAACCCTGCACCCTGCAGCATAGAGCAACCCGCCGCCCGGTCACCGCTATTGTCTCAGACATCAACGAACCCGGCCGCGTGATCATGGGCGAAGGTCCGGCAGATGAACACAGCATCGAACTGGCAGCAGCAGAGGCCGCCGGTGTCAACACAGACTGGACCGCAACCGTCCAGGCAACCGGCATTACCCGCCCTGTGTTGTGGGTATCGCCACCCAATGCAGGCTTTGTCAAAATCATCCTGGGGGCTGCAGTATGAGCACCGTAACCTACAGCCAGATCGTGCAGCACATGGTGGCCACCCTGGTCAACCTGCTGCCGGTAAAGCACAGGGCCAGCGTTATTGCCTGGCCTGATCGCCCCGATGATCTGACTGAACAGAAGCTGGAAAAAGATCATCCTAACGGTTGCTACGCCGTTCGGTATCTGAAATCAACTGCAGGCGAAACCGGACACGAAACCGCCCTGTTCGGCGTGGTGCTGGTGGCAAACGGTTTTACCCGTGTGGGCAACATGGCAGCCACAGCAAAGATAGCCATGCAGGATGAAGTATCACCCCTGGGTCAGAAGTATACCTTTGCCGGGGTAGAACCGATTGAGCACCTGGCAGGCTGGGTGAAAGACACCGCAATATTTTCCGTATTCAGAGGGAAGCAGAGCATTACAAACAAGGCCGCGTTAATAGCGGATCTCAATCTTTAAGGAGAAAACCATGCAAGGACCATTGAGAGCAACAAAGTATTTCATGCCTCAGGGCCGGTTGATGATGGCAGAAAAAGACCCCACCACCGGCGAACCGATGGGCTTTATTCATGTCGGAAACGCCGTTGATATCAAGGCCTCTCTCAACGTATCAACCATCGACAAGAAAGAGGCAATGACCGGTCAGTTTGGCTTGGCTGCCCAGTTTGAAAACGAAAAAGGCGTTAACTTTTCTTTCACCCTGGAAAGTTTTCACGAAGAAAATCTGGCAATGGCATTGCGTGCCAACATCACAACCATTGGTGCAGGTACAGCCGCTGACAAGCCTATAAAATTGTACAAAGGCAAAGAGATGGTCCTGCCGCATATCAAGGCCACGGTAACGGAAATCACTTCAGCTGATGGAGCGACTACTTATGTTGCAGGTACCGATTACATCGCTTACGACAACTCTGTGCTAGTGCCTGCTGCATCTGGTGCCCTTGCTACTGCTGACACCGGCGATGGTGTTGACGTGCTGGTCACCTACAGTTACCCCGCTCAAAAGAAAGTTGATTCGTTCACCACTGGCCAGAAAAGTTACTGGTTCTGGCTGGATGCCATTGACGCTGCTAATGATCTGGGCGTGAAGAGCTTCCACTTTTACAAAGTCAACCCGCAGCCACTGAAAGAACTGCTGCTGATCTCAAGCGAACCGGGGAATATCTCCATTGAAGGTGCCTGTATGCTGGATGAAACCCGTCCGTCTGGCACGTCAAAATTCTTCAGCTACAGCGAATAACCGATGCAGGCCAGCGGGGATGATTTCTAATCATCCCCGCGCACAAGCACCGATTACAACCATCCTTTGTCGGAGAACACCGACCAGGAGCCACGTAATGACCACCACCATAACCTTCAAAGCCTCAATCAAAGAAAGCATGATCTCTCTTGATCAGTTTTTAAACACCCGCGTTTCAGTCGCTGATGATGGCTATGGTTATGCTGATGAAATGCTGTCTGCTCGTGCTTGGCGTTTGCGTGAAAAATCAAGGCTGTATGTGTGGATTGATCGGCTGTTCTTCTGGGATAAAGATCATTGTAAAGAATGCTACGAAATTGAACTTGAGCGTAAGCAGTTGCCGCCTGAGTACAGGGTGTTTAAGTAATGGCAACTGAATACGCATTATTAACTGAAAACGGAACAAGCGGAAGCTACTGGGCTTCACTGACTACTGAACAAAAAGCTAGGTATTATTCTAATCGTGCGGGCCAGTATATTGTTTTCAGTAGTCTTAATGGCATTGTTAGTTACCCATCTACAGGTGGTATAGGCAATATAGAGGCAGTAGTTGAGGTATATGACGCATTTAATGATACAGCTTCCGCCACATCATCATCAATGCCTAGTTTATATAGTCTGACCATAACAACCATGATAAATGGAGTTAGAACTCCAGCATTTCATGGAGGTATATCAGGATCAGGATATAGACGTACTGCAAATAGTAGTAGTTATAGTGTGATCCCTTTACTTAAATCCAGAACTACGGTTGATGGGTTAGAACTTATAAATCAAAATACTACTGGTGGACAGGCCATTAGCTTGCCTAATGCAGCAGCAGTATGTGTTATAAAAAATAATATTGTTACTGGCTACCGAGGTATAACTGATTCTGGAGCAGGATCATTATTTTTAAATAATATTGCATTAAACTGTACACAATATGGTTTTGGAGTAGGGTACGCCTATGGCGCTGGTTCATTATGGGCGAATAATCTAGCAGCAAAATGTGGAACTGGTTTTAGTAATGCTTCCGGTTCTTCATGTTACTCTACATTCATAGGTAACGCTGCTGTTGGTTGTTCTGTCGCTAATTGGTCTACAATTCCATCAAATGCACTTGCCAGTAATAATGCAGGTGTATCTGGAGATAGCCCTTGGAATACATTTGGTACGGCTATAACATCACTAACAGCCGACAATACAACATTTTATGATTATGCAAATAATGACTTTAGACCAGCATCAGGTTCTTCCCCGCTTGTAAATGCTAATATTAATTGGAATGGTCAAATAAACACTGACATTATTGGAAAATTTAGACCTGATTATGAATCAGCAACTTACCCAGACAACCTACGGGATATCGGCCCGTTTGAATATGATCACGGTGAAGGTAATACCCCGCCTGCATCTTGCAACCTGACTATATCCGCGCCAACATCCCTTGTCGGTGCAGAAATCCGCATTTACGATAACGACAACAGCCCTGCAGGATCTTTCGGAACTGAGCTTGCCGGTACTGAATCACACACTGCCAGCACCTACACCTATACCGGCCTGGCTGGTAATTCCATCATCATCCAGATTATGCACAATGATTTTAAAGAGTTTGTCCAGACCTATACCCTGCCGTCTGTTGACACTGAACTTTACGCACGCATGACCCCAGATGCAAACAAGTAAAGGAGCATACCAATGGCCCTGATTGATCATACCAATTACAGCACCACGCTGAAGCAAAGCACGAACCCTGCGGGAAGCTCCCCGAACGGCAACATCTATTTTGATGTTGCCAATGATGAGGTGCAGCTGATCGGTGTTGATGAGCTGGCAACCGTTGATTTTGGATCAGGTGCGGTAGCAAACCCGCTTACCAATGTTGACGGCATCACCATGCGGGCGCTGTACAATTTTGAAAATGCCCGTCGCCGTGTTGATGAGACACTGCGTAAATACAAACGTGGTACAGATGGTGATTACCGGTTCTCTGGTGCCTACAACTTTGTAAACGGAGTCAAACTGCGTACTGCTGACCGGAAGAAGATCAGGGGCAGCGGTTTCATAGAATTTGCCGAACTTGGTGACGGCTACACAACCAAAGACCGCGTGTATCACGGCGTTAAATCACTGGTGGCTATTCAGCCCACTACCACTGGCTACTGGGCCTTGGTCACCGCAACCGATGAAGCAACCCTGCAGGCAGCCACCTGGGCTGACTTTCAGCGCCCTGGAAACATTGACGAGGTTGTGCAGGTACTTGGTACCACAGCCAACGGCGATACCGGCGCTGGTGATTTTGATTACACAGCCAGAACGCTGGTGGTACGGGTCCGCAGCTGGGGCTACAACGCAGGGGAAACCACCTCTGTCGCCTCTGGTGTAACTGAGTTCAGCGGATTCTCTGCTGGATATGGTGTGGGTGAATCCCTTAATGCCAACAACAGCTATACGCTGGCTGATGTCTTTGGTGGTGCTGCAGTAGCCCCCTTTACCGGCCTGTCTCTGGAAAAGCTCTCCACCCCGCAGGTTGAAACAGGCTTTAACGAGGCAGACGGTAGCTTTACGTGGGTGCTGAACAACACTGCAGGTGCCACGGTTGAACAGTGCGCAGCCTATCTGGATGCTGTTGCACTACAAAACGCTGATGTTGACGCGGGTAGTGGAACCTATAACGGCAAAAAGGGCCGGGTCTGGTACAGCCGCAATGCTGCCGGTAAGGTGGTTACCAGCTCTGTTGGTGGTGCAGGCCTGTTTGTTGAAGGGCTATCCATTGCTGAAAAGCAGAACATCATCCAGACCGACAACAGCAGCAACCAGAAAACCTACCCCTACTTCCCCAGCTGCGAAATCACGGTCGGTGCTGCAGCCGTGGCAGATCCAAATGCCTGGTACCAGATTTTTTACAAAGACGGTGCTGCCGGTGCTGATTTTGATACCGCCTCTGCAGTTACCGTAAAGGATGCAGACGGAGTTGATGTGAAGGGCAACGTGGCCACCGATGCCAGTGGTAACAAGATCAGCTTTGCCTATGCCTATGACACCAACACACAGGCAGGCCTAGCTGCCGGGGTGGATAAACAGATGGTCGTACAGGTAGAGGGTGACGGCTACGCTGGCCAGGCGCTTACAGAATTTACCATGACCCGTGCCGCTGTTGTGGCTGTTACCTGCGCCCCTTCGGTTGACACCAATGCGTAAGATACTACGCACTCAACAGATCATTATTGATCTGCCCAAGCCAGGCGCTGAACCGTGGATGCAAGTGGTGGTGCAGTACGTTGAAATGTCTGACGATCTGCAGGAGGTTATCAACACGGTAGGCACCTGGAACCAGTTTAGTGTCCGTGTTGCTGCTGTTGCTGGCTCTTTGTATCCGCTGGTTGATCCCGTGCAGCCTCCTGCTGGACTGATCAGTAACGCCGGTATCGTGCAATCAATTGGGCTATCAGTCATTGACATGATCATTAAGCGCTATGGCGGCACCTTTGATCCGGCAACCGGCGACATCGTACTGGAGTAGCAATGGCCCTGATAGACCACATAGATGGTGCAAACCGCGACATCTACCTAAGCGCAGACACCGTGGGTGCCTCTATCCACCCGATTTCCATTTACAAAGAGTATCGGGGACTGCGTCGCACTGACGAAACCCTGCGCCGGTTCTCCCCCCTGCTGTCTGCCAAGGGTAACGATTTCAAGGGTGGTGGCAAATACACGGAACGGTACGTGATTGAACACAATGGCACCAGGATCATCCCCTATGACGTGAGCCATGCACTGACGATAACCGGAACGATCATCACTGACGATGGACAAGAGGGCATCGCCTGTTTTGACCGTACACCATTAAGCAGCACCACCCGTGTGGATATCAACTACGTTCCGCCACAGGTAGAAATTATTCAGGTGTCCTCCGGCAGCGGGCTATCAACTGAAGAGCACAACAAGCTGATGGCGGTACCAACGGCAACCGGCAACGCAAGTGCGGTTTGGGAGTACACCCGGTAATGGATGCCTGGGAAACTCTGGCAGCCCTCTCCACCACCGGTGATGCCTGGGAACGGCTGAATGGGATTACCGGGGGTGGTGGCGGGGTTATTGCCCTTGATGTAGGCACCCTGTCACCAATAGAGGCCGGTGTTGTTATCATCGGTATCGACCTGGTGGCGCTGTCTGAACCAATTGACACAGAATTGCTGCTGTCTGCAGCAGATCTGCAAACCATAACAGAAACACCGGACATAACCAGTATTGAGGTGTGCCAATGATTGAAAAAATAGCAGGTAGTAGCATTTTCAGGGATTACCGCAGCCCAGAGGGAACAGAGTTTGGCCCTGAATGGTCAGGCTCCAGATGGGTCATCAAAGATGCGGTTGATTCAGCCACCCCCCGTGCATCTGGGCCTATCACCATCAGCACAGACAAGCTGAGGCTTGAACTGCGGGTGACTGAATCCGATACAGACCTGCCACCAGCAGACTACTTCTTTGCTGTGCGGTTTGAAAACTCTGCTACCGGTTTTGCTGATGAGCTGCAGGATACGCTGCAGATTCAGGCCAGGGGGATTTGATGATCACAGACGCCATTAAGCAGGCTGTTGCAGTAATCGGAGGTGCCGCCCTGTGCGCCCAACTTACCAGCAGCCAGATAGCAAACGCCGCTTTTATGATTATCGTACTGCTTACCTGCGTAACTGTTATGGGCCATATCCTGGCCAAGTGTTGGTTGGCCAATCGTAAGGCCAGAAAGAAAAAGGAGGCGGCCCGTGGAAGAGCTGACAAAACTGATACCCCCTGATGTCGGCTGGAAAGTGGCGGGCTGGTCATTTACTGCCGCCGTGACCATGGGCACCATGCTTTACAAAGGGATCTGGAAGCGGATCAACCAACTGGCTGAAGACCTGGACGACACCCGTACCGATCTTGACCGGCTGATAGGGGCCTGTGGTGTAAACCACCAGAAGCAAACGCCTTGGGTAGGCGCGGAACGCAGAAAGGCAAAAAGGGAAACAGAAGATGAATAAAACAAGAATCGGCATAGCCTCTTTGATGCTTTCCGCCCTAGGGATGATCGGCATAGCCAACCACGAACGGTTCGTCGGCCACACCTACAAGGATGCTGTTGGCGTTAACACCATCGGCTACGGTACCACCGCCGGTGTCAAACCTGGTCAGACCATTACGCCAGAACGCGCCCTGATCCGGCTGGGTCAAGACGTGGGCCAGTTTGAAAAAGACATGAAAGCCTGCCTGCCTGCAGACCTTCCCCTGCACCAGTATGAATGGGATGCCTATGTATCCCTTACCTACAACATCGGCACCGGTGCATTCTGCCGGTCCAGCATAGTCCTCAAACTGAAGCAGGGCCCGCCTGATTATGCCGGTGCCTGTGAATCAATCCTGCTGTTTAATAAAGCAGGCGGCAAAGTCTTAAAGGGTCTGGTGGTGCGTCGGCAGACTGAATACAAGCTGTGTAAGGGGCAGAAATGAGCGTCGGAAGGTTTTGCAAAAAGTGTAACCGGTTCACCGCTGCTAAAAACTGGTGCGACCGTCACGGCAAGTACGTTACCGGCTGGACAGATATGTGTGCAGAGGAAAAGGCAGAGCGTAAGGAGCGGATGCAATGAGTTGCTGTTTTTTCTGTCGGGTAAATAACTGCAAGGTCTGTGATGGCAGTTGCGGGGCATGCGGCAAAAATTGCCCCGGATATGAGGAGCCTAAAAAATGACCTGGGCCATATTTGCAAAAGCTGCCAATGCTGCGCTGGATATCAAGGCCGTACAGTATGCACTTGTGGTTGCCGTCATTGCCCTGCTGGTGCTCGCGCTGGTTTATCGTGGCCGGTTGGAAGTATGCAGCCTGCAGCTTTCCGCTGCAAAGGGTGACAAAGCTGAATACGCGGCCTATCTGCTTACCCAGAATGCTGCCATCAAAAAGCAAGGTGATGCTATGCAGGCACTGCTTGAAAAGCTCCAGAAGGCAAATGCTGAAGCCGCTAAAGTGCGGGAACAGATGAAAAAGCGCCAGCAGGAACTAGGGCAAATAATCCTGCGGGGTGATTGTCCGGCCATGGTCCAACAGGTACTTGATGAGGTGCGAAAATGAACCGACTGACCATTTTGTTGATGTCAACAATATGGTTGTATGGCTGCTGCCCCCCACCGGTGCTGATACCGGTTAGCAGCTGCCCACAACCGCCCACCATCACCATGCCGCTGCTGGCAGTTGATCAGCTGCCAGCCAAACCAGACACCGCAACCGGCCTGAAGGCCCTGGCTATTGATCATGTAACCCTCAAAGAAACCCTTAAACAGTGCATCATAGATCTGGAAGGATACAGGCAATGATAAATACAAAATCAGTCGAAATAGGCGGCCAGACCATAACTATCAGAGAGCTGCAGGTGCGTGATCTTATAGAGGCCCCTGACCAGGTAGGCAGGGTTACTGATGAGGGCATACCGTATCTGGTGCTGCGCTGTATTGATAAAAAAGTTGAAGAGATAGCAGACTTGAGTTTTTCTGAGCTTGAGCAGCTTGAATCCGCATTTATGGAGGTTAATGCCGCTTTTTTTCGCCGGGCCGGAAAGGCACAAAGCCCAACGGCCTGACCCCGGAACAGAATATAGCCCAGGCAGTATGCAAAGTGATTGCTGCCGGTCATGGTGTGGATGCTTATGAGTATGGTTTAACCTGGTTTATGAGGTGCCTTGAGGCTATTGAGGCTCTTGATCAGACCGGAATGAAGGCAACATCAGCAGCGGTGCGTGCAGCGGCACTTGAGGATAAGAATTGGCAGAGGTGGTGTAATGGCTAGTGAAACAAAAGTCATAATCAAAGGCGAAGACCAGGCCAGCAAGGTCTTTAAGAACGTGGGCAACGCTCTCGGGGATTTTGGCACAAAGGCCGCAGCGGTATCATTCGCCTTTAACCAGGTGACCTCTGCAATAGGTCAGGTTGTCAGCGCCATAAAACCGCTTATTGATGCAGCCATTACCATGGAAAAAATAGACAGCACCATGCGGGTGGCTGCCGGATCTTCTGAAGCTGCAGCTCAGGAGCTCGCTTTTGTCCGGCAGGAAGCCCAGCGGCTTGGTCTATCCTTTGTTGATGTTGCCCAGTCCTATGCAAAATTTGCTGTTGCCAGTAAAGGCACTGCACTTGAAGGAGAGCAGACCCGTAAAGTTTTCAGCTCGATTGCAACAGCCTCTGCTGCCCTTAGATTATCAACAGATGAAACCAATGGCGCCCTAACTGCCGTGCAACAGATGATGAGCAAAGGCACGGTCAGCAGCGAAGAGCTACGTGGCCAACTGGGAGAACGTCTGCCCGGTGCTTTTAACCTGGCAGCAAAAGCCATGGGGGTAACTACCGCCCAGCTTGGTAAAATGCTGGAACAGGGGCAAATAAGCGCCGCTGATATGCTGCCAAAACTGGCGGCGGAACTGGAAAAGACATTCGGTGGTGAAGCTGCAAAAGGTGCTGACAGCCTGCAGGGTAGTATCAATAAACTTAATACCACATTAAAAGAAACAGCCGGATCTTTGGGCACAACTTTTGGCCCTGCAGTTAAATGGGTCCTTGGCTGGGTAGAAAAGCTTGCAAAGGCATCAGTAAACCTTTTTAGTCTGCTTGAGGCGCTTGGTATAGGGTTGGGTGTTGCAATGGCTCGCGTGGCTGTCCGCCTTGAGGGCCTTTTTAGTGGCGATTATCTTACTGATTCAGGGAAGAAGGCTATAAGGGCCAAGTTGGATGCAATAAACGAAGGGGCACAACAAGAAATAGCTGCGTTAGAAAAGAAATACAGCACCCTGCTTGGAAAAGAAAACCAGCTAAATGAAAAGGCTGTAGATAACTCTGAAAAAGCAGGCAAGCTCCGCCGCGAATCAGCCAAGAAAACCGGATCTGATCTAGTAAAGATAGAGTCTGAATATGCAAAGGAAATGGGCACTACTCAGCAAAAACTAACAGCAGAGTACGACAAAAACTACGAAGACCGTAAAAAGGCATTAACCGCTTATTATGACAGCCTTAAGTCGCAGGCAGGCAGCAACAGAGAGGAAGAGCAATATGAAAAGATGAAGAAGGCCCGCCTGCTGGAACTGGAAAAACAGCATGCCCAGGATATCAATATTGTAAAGGCCAGAACCTATGCTGATGCAATAGCAGCTCGCCAGAGTGCAGTTGATGACGAAATAGCCTCCATAAATATGGCAGCTGCAAAAAAACAAATCACTACTCAAGAGGCTGAACGCCGCATTACGGCCCTTACTGTTGCAAGCCTGCAGGACCAGTACCAGGCCAGAAAAAACGCTGCAGATATGGCAGCATCAATTTATGGCAAAGACAGCGCAGAGTATCAGGCCCGCCTAAAAGAAATGGAAGGTGCCCACAAATCGTATGTTAGCGCCAACCTTGCTGCCTATAAAAAATACTCTGATGAAATCAAGGCCATTGACCAGCAGATCAAGGATTACCGCCAATCGATTCAAGATAAAATAAGAGATATCCAACAGAAGGGCATGACGGATGGTCAAAAGTATGCAGATGACCAGAAGCGGTATGATGAGGCCGTAAGCGCCAGCCGTGCTGCTTTGGCGGTTAAGGATTACGATACAGCAACTAAATATGCCAAACAGGCTGAAGAGCTGGCTGGCAGGCTGGTTGATAAAAAAGCTGAAAGCAACACTAAATTACAAGAATTGGAAAAACAGCACCAGCAACGGCTGGCTGATATTGCAAAACAGTCAACAGGGAACCAGACCGAACAACAACGCCAATCATCAGAAGTTATCAAGGAAACCGCTGATTATGAGAAGCAGCGTATTGCTATACTGGCAGAACAAAAGGCAGCTACAGATGGTATTACAAACGCCACCCAGGCGCTTACTGCAGTTGAACAGCTGCGGGTACAAATTATGGAGGCCCAGAAAAAAGAAATCGTAGATGCCCGTTCTGAGCTGGAGAAAATACGCGATTTAAAGCTGGAACCTAAGAACGTGGTAGTAAATATGGATCAGGGCGCACTTGCATCGGTTAAGTCTGAGATTGATGCACTGACCAAGGATGCCACAAAAACCATCTACATTAAGACCGTGGGGGCATCAGGTGAGGCAAGTTATAGCAACACTAGTGGCGGTGCCACTGGTGGCTATTTTGCGGGCGGAAAGGTCACCAACGGTTCACCCCTGCGGGATTCAGTCAATGCCATGTTGGCCCGTGATGAGTGGGTCATCAACAACAAGGCTGCCGGTTTCTGGGGTGACAACCTGCTGGCCGCCATTAATGCCCCACTGTCCAGTTCTGGCCGCCGCCTGCAGGAAACCTTGCGGTCTGTGCCATCCCCCACACAACCCAACGTAACCCCCATGGGCACCATCAACCTTGATATCGGCGGTGGATCGTTCCCCATGTCTGCTCCTATTGATGTGCTGTCGGAACTGCAAACCGCCCTGCGTAGGCGTAAAATGACAAGGCCCAACCTATGAACATGTTTCTGAACACAATTGAGCTGCCGGGGCTGGTAATTGCCAATGACATGACCGGATCAGCTATCCGCGCCACCGCCTCTAAGACCCTTTCAGGCCGCGCCGTGGTCTGGGAAGAGCCCACCACAGGAGGCCGCACGCTGGATCTGGTTGGAGCTGCTGACTATGGCTGGCTGACCCGCGCCAACTTGCAGGCCCTGAACGCTCTGGCCGCCACCGCTGGTGCTACTGCAACCCTGACCCTGGCAGATGCCAGCACCATTACCGTGCGGTTCAGGCATGAGGACACAGCCATAGAGGCAACCCCTCTGGTTGCCAGACCAAACCCTGAATCAACCGATTACTACAACAACGTAACTATCAGATTAATGGAGGTGTAACATGATTATGACCCCGGACGAAGGCGCCCTGGAAATACTTGAAGCGTATTTCCTTAATGTAGATTTAACCCTTAAACTGTTCACCAATGATATTGAACCTGCAGACACCAATACAGCCAGCAGCTACACAGAGGCTGCGGGCGGTGGTTACGTTTCTATCTCTCTTAATACAGGCGGGTGGTATTCAGGTATTGAAGAGGGTATTGCCCAGGTTTATCAAGATGTTGTTACGTTTATGTTTTCTGGCCCTCTTACCACAAATGCGGATGTTTATGGGTACTATGTGGTTAATCCAATCACCGGGAAATTGATATTTGCTGAAAGATTAACCACCGCCATAACCCCGCTTAATAATGGTGATATTATTAATATTACACCTGTTTACAAATTAAGTAAGGGCACACCGACATAGGGGTTTGACATGGCTGTAGCTGGCGGATCAGCAATAATAACATTCGGTTTATCCGTTATATCCACAGGCGGTGCGGTTGCTGGCGGTCAGGCATTGGCTGAGTTTGTGTCTTCTGTTCAAACTCATGTCCCTGTTGGTGGGGCGGTCGCCGGTGGAGCGGCGCTTTTTTCTGTAGCATTGAATTACGTTTCTTCAGGCGGTGCGGTAACCGGTGGTGCTGCTGTTATAGAGTTTCATGGCGCACCGCCGGTACATATTGCTGCTGGTGGCTCTGTTGCCGGTGGTGCTGCCGATATCAAGGCGTTTTTCTCGGTAGCACCAATAACGAATCCCCCTGTTGATTGGCAGGATGATACCACCCCTGTACCTCCGGGCCCGTCCGGTTTGCTGCCTGATCTGGCAGCACCGTTGTTGCCTGCTCACCAAAGCCTTACGCCAATCTACGCCCTTACCACCTATATCATCACGCTGAACCTGCAGGATATAACCGGGCAGGTTCAGCGCTGCACCATTGATGAGTCAGAAAATCAGGCCTTTGGCACCTGCACCATTGAAATACCGGTAGGTATGGAAATAAAGCAGAACGATGCAATGTCGGTCACGGTGGATGGAGTGCCGCGCCTGTACCGCGTGGAAGACATCACCCCCACCGGTCCGGCCCGTTCGGTTTGGTGTCGATCCATAGCGGCAAGTATTGATGAACCCCATGTAGCAGAGTCCAGCTGGAACAGCTGGGATACCCCCTACACCACTGCAGCTCAATTGGCCACTGCGCTGGCCGGTACTATTCCGTTAACCTGGTTACTACCTGATTGGGCTCTGCCCAATCGATGGGAATTGACCGGCTACCCGATAGAAGCTCTTCAGCAGCTGGTGGCCAGCGTGGGGGGGCTTATTGTAAGCAATCCTGATGGCAGCCTGACCGTCCGCAGAAAATGGCCGGTGCGTCCTCCTGATATGGCTGCAGCCACTCCGGTAACAACTATTAACCGTGATGTTGCCCTTGAAGATAGTCCCATCACTGCCAAGTTAACTCCCGGCAAAGGGTATGGATCAGTAACTGTGTACGGGTATGATCCATCATCATCCCTGCCGGATATTCAGGTTGAAGAATCAAGCCCTGTATTGGCTAAACCTGTGCATGTGCGGCTTTTCTGGCCATACATATCACCACCTCCATTCAGTTCGTTTATAACCGACGGCACTGCCACCAAGCTGGGTAGTTATGATTATCTGGTGGAGGATGAAGAGGTTATTTTCACCGATGGCACAGCATCAACCCGTTACCCTATCAAGCGGCTGTACGGGGTGGAATGGATAGGTGCCAACCGTGGCGAAATATGGTGGTTGGAAAACGGCAGCAGCAAAGAAATTTCAACGATTGCGCCTAACGCCCGGGGCATTGCAAAAATAACCTACGGTACCCGTTATGAACGCTGGCAATTGACCGGCCAGACAGCAAACAAGTGTCTGTTTGGTGTCGATGTCGGACGTGGGCAAGTATCCGCAGTGGTAACGTATTCTTCTGGTGGATCAGTGGCACCTGCACTAACTGCCTCCCTGGCGAATGACACGGGGGCATGCATTGAAGCCGGCACTGCATTTTTAGACGGATCACGTGCGTATGTATCAGCCACTGCCCAGCTCCCCTTAATGGCCGGGTATCCTGGTGTAGGAGACATCGCACTATTTTACGATCCAGTTACCGGCCTTGATGGAAATGGCAAAATTGCGTCAAGCCGAATTGTTCTCGAGCCTGCAAAAACAACACAGGATCTTGAGGTACATCTACCATGTTAAGTGGATTACAGCAGCCCCCCGCCACCATAGGCAGTGGACAGGTATTAGAGGCTCTACTTAATGGCCAGTATCGTGTGCTGTTCAAGGGTGTAAAAACTATTGCAACATCACAGGCCGGAGCGTTGGTACAGGGCCAACAGGTTACTATCGCCAGGACTGAATCAGGCCTGAAAATACTATCCGCTGGCAGCATCTGTGGTGGCACTGCAGAAGAGGTGGTAATCAATGGGTAATGCAACCGCTTCCACCACAATTGTTTTCGCAGATCAGGCAGTATCACTTTCAATACAACTGGATGATCTGCTGAATAACAATAAGACCAGCTTTGATTCTGGTGCCACCGTCTATTTTCTGGTTTTTTCCGTGGTGGATGCTATCAGCGTTAACACCCTCTGCAGCTCTGGAGCCGTGACTTCCAACGGAACAAAGCAAGTGGATGTTACTGAAATCGTTGTCTTTGAAAACACCGCCACGGCCAGTCTTGATAAATTGCCAAATGGCACGGTCACCTGGTCATGGATGGGTAATGCAGGAGGTGTACCGGTATTTGATGGCCGATCCGTTACGATGCCCAGAAATACGGTAGGAGTGCTGCAATGCAGCTATACAACCACTGCCAGATCATTTGCTTTGGCTGGTGTGACCATACCAGACAACCTTGAAGAATTTGACGTTGTTGTTGTCGCAGAAGGATCTCTGTTATGAGTGCCCTGACCATACATTTTAAGCGCTCTGCATCCTCGCAGCCCAGAGACGTGCTGCTAAAGGTTAAGAACTACTGTACAGATGCATTGCTACCAGGCGCATCGGTTACAATAACCGGCCCAAATGGTTATTCTTTCACCGGACAGGCATCGCCAACTGGCGAAATTGCGCTGTCTCAGTTAATACCGGGAGAATACACCGTCAAAACCACCCTGGCAGGTTATGTGCCAAGTGATGCAGACGCGCTTGCCAATGACAGGTTTACTGTCTGATGGCGGCGATTGAAAAGGTGGTATACCTCTGTGACGGTACCAGAATAGGAGTTGTGTATGATGACAACTGCAGTGGTGGCACATCGTTATCCTTGGATGATCAGGGTGTGGGTACTATCTCTTTAGTACCTGAATTGCTCCCGCCAAAAATAATTGAATTAAAGATGCTGGCAGACGGCCAAAACCCAAACAGTATAATTCCGCCACTCACCTGGGAAATGGTACCTGATTCAATCAACGGTGAACCGCCTTACTGGGTTATAGGGGCCCGCATTAAAGGCACTGTTCCGCAGGCCTGCGACTGGAAAGAAAGCCGCATAAAATCAGCCTTCAATACCTTGCCTATCCTGACACAAAAACCAGCAACCTATGAAATACCAGACAGTAAAGGCGATGTTTTAAAGGGCGGTGACCTGAGTACCACGGTCACCAATCTATTGACTCCTGGCGAAGGCATCTGGATTGAAAATGATTACAGCCTCACCGATCCTAATGCCAGTTCTGTGCATTACTGGCGAACCATTGCCATGTCAGGTGGCACTATAGTAGAAAAATGGCCACATGCCACTATTGAAGACCTGTACCAGTATGATGTGGATGTAGATGGGGTTGTGTACAACGACCTGCTTCCAACAGATTATTACAATTACAACGTGGGCGAATGGGTATTTGTACTAACTCTGACACCAGCAGCGGTTATTCAGGACAGAAGCGTATTAAATCCATCATCAATAGGATCATCAAGCCAGATCAGAGTGGCACCATACAACATCAATGGCCATGGTCAGACCCCCGCAATTAAAAGCTACCTGGTGTCTGAATTCAGCCGCTGGGCTAATATGAGGATTCTTTACGCTATTATAAACAGCATAAACGGGGACACCGAATCAGACCACAGCCTTAAAACCAACAAAGCGACAATTACCCTTTCCCAAACCGGACAAAGCGTAACTGATGTGCCAATTACCTACTGGTGCCAAAACAACAGCACTACAAAAGCTGCCCACGCTTTCCAGCCAGGTGATGTCGTCATGGTTGCGTTTGATGGATTCAGAGACACACCTGACAACCAAAATAGCGTTATCATTGGCCATGCAGCCAGCGTTTACCCATGCACTACCACCACCACGACTACAACAGAATCAACCACTACTACTACCACCACCACAAGCAGTACGACGTCTACGACAACTACCACCACGGTACCGCCGGTTTGCAGGTGGGAACGTGAAGATATCAGCACCAGAAACACCTATTCTGGTATTGATGATTACTGCTCAAACTGGCATGCAGATCCAGGGGCTACACCTGAATGGAAAAACATGGTGTACGATGATATTGGTGGAGGCGGAAAGTATGTAGAAGACTGGTTTATCACTGGATTTAACGGCGGAACTATCCACTTTGATACCAGTACAAACGGCATACCTAATGATCACTTTTATTTCACGCCTCCCTATTTTAATTGGGTTGGCGTAAATATCAGAATTGAGAAATATTATTTGAGGTGGGTATGCGAATAATAACCTGCATTCAGGATAATATTTACCTTAATTGGCAAGCTGAGTTGCTGGCGTGGAACTGTCTGCAGCACGGACAGTCACTGACCGTGCTTTCAGGATACACTGGCGAACCATCGGAATATGCCGAACGATTAAAAACAACGATTGATAATTATATCAGCATTGAAGATACCCGCCTATTCAAAGGTTATGCCCCCAGCATTCAGCCGCACCTGCTGGCAAAATATGCCTCAAACAATGATAATGTAGCTGGTCCGGCCCTGCTGGTTGATTCAGACATTTTGTTTCGCTCGTTGGATTGGCTTAAGGAAATACCACTTGATGGCAAAACGGTTTACGGCAGTGATGTAAAAAGTTATATCAGCGCTGATTATCTGGCTGGCTGTGATCCAGCCTTATTGTACTTAATGTCCCAGGTGGCCCGTTGCCCTGCAGAAACAATTCAAAGCCACCCGCACAGCATAGGTGCCCAATACCTACTGCCTAATCTGTTAGATGCAGTCTTCTGGGAAGCCGTCGAACGAACCAGCAACAACCTGCACGCACTGCTGGCCACGTATTCGTGCAGCATCCATCCGGTTCAAACCTGGACTAGCAGCATGTGGGCCATTCTATGGGAGTTGTATAAAAGAGAACTGGCAGGGCAATTAATAGTTAAAACATGCCCGGAAATGGAATTCTGTTGGGCCACGGAACCTGAAGACCGGTATTATCAAACAAACATATTGCACTGCTCAGGCGTAACAGCCGACCAGAGAAATCTTTTTTACAAAGGCAACTACACCACCATGCCGCCATTTCAAAAAAACCTCTCTCACGTAAAGCCAGGCACTTGCAGCAAAATTTATGCAGAAGCTATTGAGATGTATTCTGAAGTGAGATAGTTAGAGTTAGACCATACAAAATGCACCACAATGCACCACATACAACAAGGGCTTACTTTCGTAAGCCCTTGTAATTTGGCGTCCCCTGCAGGATTCGAACCTGCGACCTACGGCTTAGAAG